TTGTTGTTCAATTCATCATTGGTGCAGCAATGAATCAATGGTTGCAAGTCAAAACATCCTTGGAAATGGAAAAGCAGCTCACCAAGCGCATTGAAGATGCTGCAAAACAAACACTCAAATTAAAGTGCCCTTGCACCAACATGGTGGAGCAAATTATACCCATTCGATTGGATCAGCCCAATTTTTACAAATGCATCAATTGTGAAAAAAACATCAATGTTGGATTGACAGCAAAAACAGCACTCATGACTGACATCATTGATGTTGATGCAACACACAATCAAATGGTTCAAGCCATGTCAAACTTGCCAAAGACAACTGCTGATGAATAATGATTTTATACAACAAATGCCGCAGATTCCATCTTCTGTAACTGCAGCTTTACAAAAGCCAATTGTTTCAGATTCTGATATCAAAAGAGCATTTGATGCATGCATTGATAAAATTGCCTTCAAAGGAGAAGGCAAATATCATGATGTGATGAACATGTATAAAATATCACAATTGTATGGAAAGAATTGTGAAACAGAAACGCTTGTGCATTGCTTGTTGGAATATTTCAAAAAGTGCAGCAAAGCAAAAGACGGCACAATTGTTGATAAGCTATCAAAAAACATTGTAAACACGCAAGAATGCATAAAAATGTTGTCTCCAGATGACAACAACATTTTTATAGCTTTGATTCTTGGATATGCTTATTCTGTTTTTTCTGAAAATAACGGTTGAAGTTTTTCAAAAAGTCACGTATAGTGAACTATGGAAAATAACAAAACAACAAAGGATATGTCTCTGGATGAAATCGTACGATGGAGCTGCTTGGTAGAAGCAATTTCAGTTGCTGATGCACAAATGATTCAACACGGCATTGATCCAGAAAAATTCGATTGGGTGAAGCCCATTGCCATTGAAAGATACATTGAAGAACGCTTTCATTCAATGAAACATGACATTGTTTATGAAATGAAAAATGGCGCTGAACAAGAGACTGAAGAAGACCTCTTTTTTAAATACTAATATGATATCATTTAAAATACACTACACGTCCTTCTTGTTCCCATTTTTTAAATATTAATGACTCAAAATCACCATCATGCTCCGTAGGCCTTTTATAAGAGCGTGAATTCCAGTAGTGGTGTTGACCTGATCTCTGCTTCTCGAAGTGATCAAAACCCAGTAAGTGAATTTGTTTAACACCTTGATCAAGTAGCCACGATGCAACGAGGAAACCAGAAGACGGCAACAGCCTGTTACCGTTTTGTCCTTTAGCGTTCTCCCACTCAGGTATAATCTGATTGAAATAGCTAAGAGGTATTCTCCAAAGCTCTTTCATCACCCACGCAGGGTCACCATTATCACCGTGAATGAATATTGCTCTATCGGGGCGTATATCATCATGTGGTACCATCCCTCGGCCAAAGGTAGACCATAGTGTAGTCTTAGTGCCTACGCAATCCTCAAATCCTTTAATTTTAAATTGATTAAAGCGCACTACCTGGTCAAAAGAATCTACACGTGCTCCATTGCCATCTAGGGCAGCTGATGGTCCATTTCCTACTAATAGGCATGTCTCATCACGGTGAATAGGTGAAAAGCTTGGCATATTATAAAATTGTACAGCTTTCGGTTTCTTTTCGTTATATTTAAATACATAATCGCGATTTAACTTAGCTATCTGCTCATATCCCCATTGCTTCAAAAGCTCAATAGTGCTTTCATTAGTATGACCGTATCGCTCTCCATGTCTTTTAAGCTCTAATACGATCAACGGCCTAGACGTCTCAATAGTAGCTCGTGCTCCAATAAGTGCCTCGTGTTCATATCCTTCAACATCAAGCTGAAGGAGATCACAATCTTTTACACCCAAGGAATCTATATCAATAACATCAAACTCATCACCACTCTTTATGGAGTGTGCTCCAATATTATCGCTAACTCTCTGCAATGATGCTCTACCCGCTGATGCTCCGAGAGCTTTTTGGTAACATTGCACGTTACCTAAATCACCTACATTAATTGATAACGCCTCAAAATTTAATTTATCAGGCTCAAACGTAATTACTTTAATAAAAGATTTGGAAAGTTGATGGGGCCACACACCCACGTTTCCTCCTGCTTGAATTACAGTTCTTTTGTTTGTGCACAATGCTACATATGCATTTAAATCATTAAGATGCTTTAATGTTGCTGGCAGACACTTAGTATCACTTACTGGAACAACAAATCCGTTTCGCAATACAAGATCATCGCGATTTCTTTTACACTCGTATGGAATAATATCTTGTTGCCATGGACGAGGCTTGCCATGAAATACAATTACTTTATCTTTAGGCAAAATGCCTCTACGAACAATATCGCGCTTATAGCTAGAGAAACCAAGAGTTATATCTTGGAAATACTCAACCTTTCTCTCGATAGATGCTTCTAGAAAGTCTTGATCACCCCTCATGCTTGAAATTATACTATCTGAATTGCCGATAAACTTCTCATATACTTCAGTTGGTTTAACACTCCAGTACATAACAGATGATTGCATACTTTTAGCATTGAATTTTCCCCTATAAATATCGCGCAATATTACAAATTCCTTGCCTGATACAGCAGATAAAATATCAGAAATATCATCTATAATAATAGTATCAAGATCAAAGAACATAGTGGGAACATTTTCAAGTAATGGACCAAATAGCTCAATCTTAGACCACCAGCCTCTCCAGTTTGGGTGCTGTAATTTTAGTGTCGTGCAGCCTGCAATATCGACATCACTAAGACAAATGAACCGGCTGTTGGGAATATACTTTTCACACATCTTTTTGAGCATTAATACGTGGCGAGATTCATATTCACCGCCCGATTTCATAACACATGCGATTTGGATCATAGGGGCGTTGGCGTTGGAGTTGACATAGGTGTTGGAGTTGACATAGGTGTTGGAGTTGGCGTAGGTGTTGGAGTTGGAGTTGGAGTTGGAGTTGGAGTTGGCGTAGGTGTTGGTGTAGGTGTTGGTGTAGGTGTTGGAGTTGGCGTAGGTGTTGGAGTTGGCGTAGGTGTTGGAGTTGGCGTAGGTGTTGGAGTTGGCGTAGGTGTTGGAGTTGGCGTAGGTGTTGGAGTTGGCGTAGGTGTTGGTGGCGGCGTAGGTGTTGGTGGCGGCGTAGGTGTTGGAGTTGGCGGTGGTGTAGGTGGTGGTGTTGGTGGTACAGGCGTTGGAGTAGGCGTTGGAGTTGGTGTAGGTGTTGGAGTTGGTATTTCTATACATCTTGATTTAACATACCATGCTGTTCCCACAAGCGGTCCTTCAACTGTTAATGTAGCATACTGAGGCTCTGCTGATGTTTTAGCAACAGATAAAAAGCCGTAGCTTGTTGTTGAAGCAACAGATGGATAGCCCAGAGCAGTCAACTGGCCATTGTATGTAGAATCTCCAACAAATCCTGTAGTTGCACTTATGCCATTCCAGTTGAGTGTAAATCTATCTGGGATGCTAAATGAATTGTATTCGATGCTGATGTCACCAACATCAGAACCATAATCTAGGTTGTAAGTAAATACACCTTGATTGCCGCTATAAGTAATTTCTGAATTGCATGCACACAATGGAATAGCATCACTGAGAACAGTAGCACCAAGATTAAAAGTAAGAGGACTACTCGCATCATTACTATACAGAGCAAATTGACTATTGTTGCTTCCTGTTAATGTAGGTGTAAAATTAATGGCAAAAGTAGTTGAACCATTTGGTGCAACTGCAGCTGAAGTAATTGGAATACCAACTTTGTATTGTGAAAATGATGCAGTGAGCAGCTGCACCAAGCTAAAAGAATTTAAATTTGCATCACCATTGTTTTTAATGGTGAAAATCTGTTGAGCAGATTGTCCCAAATTAAATGTACCAAAGTTGATGCTGTCAAAATTATTAATGAGGTTAGCTGGAGATGTATTTGTGCCCCTATAAAGCAGCAATTGTGGCTGTGGTGTTGGTATGCACAATACCTGAACTTCCCATGCAGTTCCCTCCAACGGACCATCAACGCGCAATTCCACAATTCGTGGATTGCTCAAAGTTTTGTTAATTTTAAGCAACCCTCTGCCTGTTGAAGCAACAGGTCCATAGCCAAGTGCAGATAATTCAGCATTAAAGCTTGAATCACCAACAAAGCATGATGTAGCTACTTGATTGTTCCATGTAAGTGTAAATCTATCTGGGACGGCATAAGCATCATATGCAATGGTAAATTCGCCTGTTGCTTCACCAGCATCAATGTAATAATAAAAGGTGCCGCGTTCACCAACATAAGAAATATTTTCACCGCATTTGACTGTAGCAGTAGGTTGAGCATCACATGGATCAGGCAATGGTGCTGGTGGTTCAATGGGCGCATAAGCTCCACCCAGTGTTTCAATGTTGGGTTGTATTGTTATTGAATTTGGTGTTGCAACATTGATATTTGATACAACAGGCAATTTGCATTGCAGTGGTGGTTCTACAATTTGCTGAGTTGGTTGCTGCAATGATCCCTCAAAATGTGCATTTGCAATGCCAAACTTAGCTGCAGCAACATTTCCACAGAGAGGTGCAGCAAATGAAAAGCCTGCTCTGCAAAAAGCAGATGCAGGCAAGTTCAACGAAACAGGAACATTGCACCAAACATCATATGCATCACCATTCCATTGTGCAATTTCCACAGCATTGCTTGCTTCTGTAAGTCTGAATCGCAACTGCTGCAATGCTGCAGATGATTGAACAACTGTAAATGTGGAATCAAAAGCAGTGGCTGCAAATGTAGTTAAAAAGGTAAAATTAGTTCCGGTTCTGATGGTTATAGCATTGCGAATAGCTTGAGAAGCATCAATGCCACTTGCCATGCCATTTCCAGAAACAGCAAACAAGCCAAGACTATCCAAACCTATGCCAACAATTGCACCACTAATGCCGGATATATTAGAAAATCCAGTATAATTTTGAGATGGCGCAAACCCCAAAGACTTGCCAATGCCGCCAGGCGTCAAATCAGGAGCATCATACAAAAAAGCACAAAAACCGCCTTGTGCATTTGCATCACCACAGAGAGTGTATTGCAAAGACCAGGTGATGTCCTGATATGCATTATATGCTTGCGCAATGCAATGCTTGCCGCAGCTGCTGATGTTGATATGACTGTGCTAGACATTAATTGAAGTTAATTTTTAGTGGAGTTCCGTAATAGGTCAAATTATTTGCTCCATAAGTTGGGTAGTTGGCAAACCCACACTGTGAGTAAATGTTTCCGCCCCAAGCATATAAATTATCATTTGCATCTACTGCAAGTACAGTGTAGGATTCACTTGCACTATAATCAGCATAGATGTTGAAATCTTTGTAAGTTACTCCACGCGGCTGTTTTACTCTGGTAAAGAAGCTAGAATTTGAGCCAGTGTTGGCATTGCCCAATTGACCACGGCCATTGTATCCAGTGCTCCAAATTTGCCCAGCAGAATTCATAACAAAAACTGAACTATACAGATAATATCCATGAGCTTTTATTTTAACTATGCCTGCATTTGTAAATCCACCACCGGTAGATATGTTAGAAGCAGGAGCTGTTATATACTGAGATGTGGTACCTGTTCCACACTGCCCACTGTTATTATATCCCCATGTTCTAATGGTTTGATTTTGCATCAAAGCAATTATTGTGCAGTCTCCACCATAATTATCACTTATGGAGAGAGCAGATACACCAGTGAGCTGTGTAGAGCTTGTGCTGCTGGAGCTAACTGGCACAAAAGTGGTAATGTATGGTTCACCGGTTGCTCTGCCAATTTGGTATCCGTTGTTATATCCACTACCCCACAGCTTGCCACCAGAGAGCAAGTAAGTGGCATGTTGGTTAAAACCACCAACTGCAGCATAGATTTCATCTGCAGTTCTATTTAAGCTTCTCCAACCAGTGTTTATATTGGATGTTGAGTTGTTTCCAAAATTATAACTACCACCATAGCCACAGGCGTGCACGCCGCCAGATGTATCAATGGCAAAAGAATAACCATATGTATCGCCACAGAATGAATATATCTTGCTTACTAATTTGTCAGAAAGAGATCCAGTGTGAGTTGAGGTTGGTGATGTTACTTGAGTTGTCAAAGAATTACGGCCTGTTTGTCCATATCCATTATACCCCCATGCAAATGCGCTGCCGGATTCTGTCAATGCAAAAGCATGCCGTACAGAAGACCCGCTATTCCACCAAGCACCACCAATGCTTATTTTTGTAACCTTGCCTGCACCCGCAGGGAATGTAAGTTTGGTATATCTAGAATTTGCAGCATTTATACCACCTGTGGCGGAATTGTTTGTGCCATTTATACCATAATTATTATCACCAGCTGCATACACATTGCCACTGTTGGTGACTACAAATGTAGTGGCTTCTGCACCATATATCTCTTCTGCACATTCATATGCATCACCATATTCTATGGGTGAATCAATGAGGATTAGAGTGCAGTTATTTTGTATATTGCTAATACCGGCAGCACCACTTCTATCCAAGCCGCTGAATCTCAATGCCTTGGTACGTTTGTCTATGAATGCTGTAAAGCCTAGAGCATTTATACCATTGCTGCAATTAGGTTCAGACATTTTTGCTAGCTTATAAACAGTATTTTGAACCACCAAAGAGGAGAAAATAGAATCAACATAAGTCTTGCTAACATAGTCAGGAACACCCAAGCGAATTTCAACAGCAGAACTTTGTGGAATTTCAAAAGATGAAACCGATGTTGATGCAGTAACGTTTAAGCCAGTGAGGCTGTTTTCAAGAGAAATTGTAACAGGCTCAACATATTGATCCTCAAGATATTTGATGAGGTAAACATAATTTGATGCTGTTAATGATGGAATTTTGAATGTTCCAGCAGATGCAGTTCCATAAAACGTTCCAATTGCTTCACAGAGAGCTTGATACTGAGTTCCTGAAAGCGTTCTACCATCACATAAAAAATATCCATAAGGCACATCATAACTAGAAACAGCTCGTTGGAAGTTGCCACCAGATCCAAACTGTAATATTGTACCAACTGGTATTTGGTTGCCAGTCAAAACCAAAAACTCTGTAACAGAATTGCCAGGCTTCCATTCAAGAACACCATTACCATTTGTGACCAATGAGTAACCATTGGGACCATCAAAGGGTGGCATTGAATATTGAGTTGCTCCACCAGCTGTACCGAATTGTAAGGTGGTAGGTATTTGCAATGCTGCAGCAGAGCGCAAACTGATGCTATCAAAAGCTTGATCTGCAGTGGTTTGAATTGTTCTGATGGGCACACCACTGTATTCCAAACCAGTTCCAGGCAAATTTGGGTCAAGCTGTGCTGCGCTAACAGTCTTAACAGCAAGAGTATTTGGAACACCATTGTATGTTATCAATTGCATTGTTGCATCATCAACGCGCACATCATTAGCAACAATTCCCCAATCGCCGATGGTGGTTGGATCATCACCTGTTAATACATACAAAGCACCTTCTGTTGAATCATAGGCAAAATCACCTATGGTTGCTGCATTATAAGCAATTGGTGAAGTGGCACCATAATAAACCTGTGTTGTAACAGGCACGCCACCCACATTTGCACCATCACCAATGAAAAGTTTTTTTGTGTCAACTGCATACCCCAATTCACCTTCTGATAAAACTATGTTTTTGCGCTCTTCATTGGAGCCACGACGAACAAGAAGTTTTAAAAGGGTTGATTGTGTAATTTCAATTTTATTAGCACCGCTACTCATGCCTGTATTTAATGCATGCAGCTAAATTTACACTGTTACAGTAGCAACTGTTAAATTTTGCAATGCTGTGGGTACTTTAAACACCGGAACGGCTAAAATTCCCATTTCGCTACCAAAATTCATCATTACAAAGCCTGCAGATGATAATTCATATGTTTGAGACACAGGTATAACACCACCTGTAGTAGTTGCAGTAACCACCTGATACAATGTCTCTCTATGAGGTGGTGGATCAATTATTATCTGCGGTATAAAATTATAACCTGATCCTGCATTAGTTATAGTAATTGCAGAAAGCATCCCATTATAAACTACAGCACTTGCTGATGCTGGAATGAAACCTGGTGCAGCTGATGGAGGCTGAACAGAGACGGATGGAGCAGAAGTATAGCCGGTGCCAGCACCAATAATTATCATGGTGCTCACTGTGCTCAAAGCACTGTTGATAGTTGCTAATGCAGAAGCCGTTGCATAGCTAGTTGTAAAGCCGCCAAAGTTAACATCATTTGAGCTGAGCGGAATGCGCGCAGCTTTATAAAGTGTGTTGAGTACAATTTGGTTGCTGTTGTTAAATGCTAATGAGTTGAGATCAAGGCTGGTTGAAATTGCAACACCACCACCGCCCTGCAGTCCCTGACCTACAACAGAAGCATCAATGCGATTTGCACCAAAGGTTCCGGTTGAGATCTTGCTAGCATCAAGCGTTCCTACTGTCAATTGATTGGAAGATATTACAATTGTGGAATTATCCACCTGAACATCTAGTTTATTTCCTACACTTTGCAATGCACTACCAGCAAGAGTGGCAGTATTAATTTGAGAGTTGTTGATTTGCCCAATGATGCTACTGGCATAAACAGTGCTGATGGCAAGCTGATTAGATGTATTAACAATGATGGTGGTTTTGTCAACATTTGCACTCAAACCTTGGGTGTTGTTCATTATTATGCCACCTAGACTGTAAGTAATGTTGCCAAGTTGAGCAATGCCCACTCCATCAGGTTTAATGCGCAAAGCATTTGATGCTCCCAAATCAATGGTAGAATTGTCAACAATGGGACTAATTAATTTCCATGCAGAAAGTTGACCAGCATTTGAGCCAGTCAATTGATACATCAAATTATTTTCAACAACTACATCACCAGCATAAGCATTTAAGCCTGTTTTATTGCTTGCAATGGGCGTAAAGATCTTTGTTCCAATTACAGTTCCTCCCAAAGTGCTGCCATCTCCAACAAATGTTCTTTTGGTATCAGTTACATAACCAAGCTCACCTTGATCCAAAACAACCAATTTGCGTTGAGTTTCAGTACCACGGCGTAGTTTTAATTTAACTATTTTAATATCAGGCATAAAAATTATTGTGGGGTAAAGTATCTAATATAATTTTGCCACACAGCATATCCACCATTGCATCGATTTGCTCTTCCAGCAACAGTGTAAAATGTTACATCAGCTGATTGTATTATTGTAAATTCACTACCATATGAGTTTAAAAAGTTTGTAACCCATGTTCCTGGTGAACTCTGTGTTACATTTACAATTTGATTATTAACAATTGCACCTTGTGAATATAGTCCATTGAAAGCAGCCAAAGCAGCATTTTTATTGGGCCTATCCCATGCATTGGTTACATATGGGCTCCATCCAGAATTGGTCCAATGAAAATTTGCATATTTTAATTCATTGTTAGTGTAAATGAATACATGATATATAGCTGTTTCAGCACCAGAGTTGCCGCATGACCCCTGGTTCATTTGCGAGGTTGTTGCACCGTTTACAACAACTCTGCTCTCAATGCCTTGACAGCCAGAGACACAACTAAATGACTCATATGCACCAATGATGACCATGTTCCATTTGTTGGTTGACATAACAGCAGGTGTTATGCTTGCTGTTATAGTGGAGCCAGCAGGTGCTGCTGCTTCAGACCAATGAGCATTTGTGTTTATAAAACTATCAAAAGATACTGGAGTTGGAGAATCATCCTCAACTGTGCTACCTAAACAATAAACACTGATGTAACCATCATCATATTCTATTACTTGATCGCCACTGGTTATATAAAAGCTTCTTATTTTGACATAGCCTTTTTGTGCAAGCACAGAATTTGCTTGCAAATTTTCCAAATCAGTACGTGCAACGTTGGGATATTTTGCACCACACACCGTAACATAATCTTTGTTCTTAAATTCTGTAGCAAAATTTACTTTGTATATGCCTACAGATTCACGAACAACAGAGCTTACATTGTAGCTGGATTTAATTGTTACATCTACAATGCCTGAACCCGAGCCTGTAGTTGCTCCAGTAGGATTTGCAAATGTAAACGTATCGCCTCCAATGTTAGAAGATTGCACAACAAAAGATCCGTTGAGGCCAGTATTTGTTGCATTTTTTACAGTTATTATATTGCCTACTACCAAAGAGTGCCCAATGGAAGTGCATGTCACTTGCAAGTTGTTAATCACATATGTAAAGGATACATCTTTGCCATCAAAAGTAACCCAAGCATTTGATGTTGCAGGACCACCTACAACGTTGGTCACTAAGCCCTTGCTGTTAACAGCTAAATATTGAATATTGCCATATTCTCCTGCAGGGCTTGGTGTGAGATCAAGAAGAGCATTTGATGTCATTTGACCAAACACTGCTGTTTTGTTTCCATCAGAAACCAGCGGAAAATTGGCACCAGATGCAGAATCTACTGTGGTATATCTTATTTCACCTGCTGTCAGCTGTTGTGAGCATGAAAACCCTCCTGCAACAGCAGCTCCTTGACCTGAAACGCCCAATCTCAGAGAAGAAATTTGTCCGCTGCCATCATAAATTACTGCTGTAGAAACAGCTGGCAATGCCTCCCCATTAGCATGCAAAACGCCTTGATATGTTGAAGCTACTGTTTGGTCTGTTAGTGTTTGTGATGCCATTGTAGTTATTTATAACATGAGTTAGTTTAAAATAATTGTTTGTGTGCCAGAAAGCGATGAAACGAAGTTATTGATGCGTGTGCGCACGATTTGCAATGCGTTATTTTGCAAATTGCATAGCTCTCTGAAGCATCTATTGATTGGTCCAATGCTATTCATGATTTCATTTTCATGAACATACAGGTTTTTTAAATTAACAAAATTTATCAAAGCAAATTCTTCATCAGTTAAAGCAATGGTATTCTTAAATACAAGATTATTCAAGAAATCATATTCTGCTGCATATCTGCTTGTGATGAATCTTATGATGTTCAAAATGTTGTAAGCAATTTTATACAACTCTTTGTTTACAACCATGGCATTTACAAATTCATTATCATCCACTGTGGCCTGGGAGATGTTGTATGCATTAATTACAGTAGCACCCAATGCAGTATTGAAAATATTTGTTTCTGTATAATGCAATATTCTGTTAAAAGATTTGTCGTTGGCACCCGCAAACAAAAATATTTCTTCTCTTTCATCAATGTCAGAAATAAAGAAAGAAGACATGCCGTTAATGCTGAGAGCTGTTCTTATTGATATTTCACCTTCATTCCAATTCCATTGTGCCAAATTATACAATGAATTCTCTAGATTCCAAATGTGTGTTGCTGTTATTCCACTTTTGTATAGCAGCCATTTGCCTATGGTTTTATTTGGCTTATTAACAAATTTCTTAAACACATTTTGATTGGTGAACAAGTAAAAAATATTAGAATCATTCTTTGAAAAAACAAAACCTGCATAGTCTTCATTTTGCTCCAATGCATCTGGCAAGCCATAAGTCTCTTCTGCATTTAAATCAGCATCACATATTTGTATAGTATGTTCCTGTGTAATAGCATTTTTTGTTACATAGTAAATGCGCTGCAAAATAGGATTATATCCAAAGCACTTTACAATAGTATTAGAACCTGCTGCAAAAGTTTTTGTTGCAACATATGAAAAGCTAGTATCAAATATTTTTATGCATCGGTTGTTGCTATCATTTACATACAAGCGATTCAAAGGTTCAACAGCAAATACAATGTTTGGTGAATCAAATTTGGTCTTTGATAATGCACTGCCAAATCCACCAATGCTGTCTATTAAAATGCGACGATTGTAGATGGTTGCATCTCCTGAAAAATAACCAGAAACATCATATTTATAAATTGTATTTTGCGCAGCATCACATAAAAACGCATATTTGCCTGCCACACTAAAGCTTGCAAGCTGTGTAAATTTCAAATCATTATTTTCTGCAACATACTCATTGGTTGTTGCAACATCAAATGCTGTCAAATCTTTGTTTGATGAAAGAGCAACAAAGTGAGTAGGCGTTATACCAAAAAATACATAATCGTTGCTGTATGTTTTTACTGTAGTAAATTGTATTGCATCATCTACAACTGCATATCCTGCTGATGCAAATGGAGCAAAAGAAGCACCAGATTGTGCACTTTCTTGAGACCATGACAAAGTATTAGTTGCTTTGGAAACTCCTGCAGCTCTGTCATACCCATTGGGTATATTGTTGCTAGCTAAAAATAAATTGTTATACAGGTAAATTGCATTGGTGTAGAGTTTTTCAAGTCTATCATTGAACACACGAGCATTGCAGGTTTCATTGGGTGCTACAAGTATATCATTCAATGAATAAGGCAGAGAGACAGCATCATCAATTATTCTATCATACAAAAATTCAGATAGCAAAGCATCTGCTGAAATATTATTTTTAGCCTCAAGCGGCAGACTAATATCTAAAATATTAGCACCTTGATAAGCACTACCATCAATTACATGATAATAACCAACATAGCTATTTGCTGAAAGTACAAAATCTGCACCATTAGTAAAACCTACCTTTGTTTTTGAATAATTTATCACTCAACTATTTAATCAAATTCTGCAAATTCAATATCAATTACATTTGTATTGATGGGCAGCACATCAGTAATTTCCTGCAAAATTTGAGTTTTTAATGCCTGTTTAGTAGCATCAGATGTTATGCTGCTGTTTTTGACAGTTATTTTTATGTTGCTGCTCTTGAAGCCAGGTGTTCCCCATGCAAACATCTGCTTAATTTTATCTAAATTATTGCGTTGTCCACAAGGCAAGTGAAAATTTAAATCTTGTACTTTGGTTTTTTGCATGCAAAGCAATTTAATATCATTATCTTGCAATGCTGCACTATAAATTCGCGGATAACTTATTGTGACATTGCTTGCAAAATAGACTCTTTGCTGCTGCAAGAAGTTTGCAAGAGTATTGCCGTTGCTAAAATGTGTTGCACCAAAGCAAATGCTGCTTTGCAGCAAGGGCAAATGCATAAATTTAGCAGCTTGAATATAAACATTTTGTTTTAAGATGCCATCCACAAAGAAAGATGCATTTCCCTGCTTTGCATCAATTCTAAGTGCAAAATGATGCATTCCAGAGTTAAAATCAGAAGCATTGAAAGTATATTTTACTGATGTAAAATCATGGCTATTGTAATAATTTGGCAATTTTAATACAAAATCAAAAGCATCTCTTCTATCAGCATAAATCTGTTGCAAATATTGTGCATTGGTGAGGTTGAAAACACCAGCTGCAGACTTTGTTATGTTTGTTTGTACAAATGTTTGAATTGCACCAGTAGTTGCTATTTTTGCAAATGATAATTTTTGTTTTGAATCATTGGCCACAACAATGAGACTTTTATTTTTAGCATCATCTTTATACTCATAGCACAAATCAATTGCAATGTTTGTGGCACTTGCACTGGATAGCAAGCTTTGCATAGAAATTGTGTATTGCAGCACGCGATCAGCATCAAATTTAGATATTTTGTAATTGTTGTGCAGCACATATAGATTTCTTTCATCATCCAAAGCAAAGTCAGCAATGAAGCCAACATCAGTGGATGAAGACAGCGTTTTAAATGCTACATATTGATCATTTGTTGCATAATTTTTATACACCAACTGATTTTGATTGTATAAAAACATAACTGCATCATCATCATATGCAAGAGTCTTAGTTCCAGCAAAGCCGCGCAAAGCACCATCAACGTATAGTATGCTTTGTGAGTTAAAATCAACAGTATATGTGGATGTCTGCTCTGTAATGGTATTAAATGCACTTACATCATAGCCATTGCCATGCAATTTATAAATTACATCATTTGCGTATGTAGTTGCAATGATGCTTTCATTAAAATTCTTTTTATCATACAAAGTACCATCTGCTTGAAGCTTATAAACTGTTCCATTGTTTGAAATGCCTTGAAAAGCATCCAATGCATCAGATCTTGTTAAAAAAGAAGCACCAGAAACAGCTGTTTTTGTTATTTCAACAAAATCGCTGTTGAGAATATGAATTGCTGATGAGCTCTGCACCATGATGAGGGGTGTCACAAGTGGATCTTTGATGATGCCAAATCCAGCATTTGTAACATTGCCAACTATTTCATGAGCATTAATTTTAGACCAATCAAGACTGTCAAGCCAAAATGAAATGGTCATTTGACTTGCATCATTTATAGTTTCATACTGTTTAAAGACCGCAAATGAATTGCCATCACATTTGTAATCATTAGATGCTGCAATATTTTGATTATTGCTTGTCTTCCACTGCAATGAACTAAGAAGCAAGTGATTGCTGTAGTTGTTGATTTGTTCATCAACTCTTTTGCTGCCCATTCTATAATAAAAATACTCTTTGTTGGGCTCAAATATAAAATCACTTTTTTTATCAAAAAAGTCATAGTTTAAATCATTTGATTCAAGCAATTGCTCAACATAACTCTCATATGTACCATATACAGCATTGACTGCTTTTGCTGCATCCATGGGAGACATTTTATTGTTGTTGTAGTACCTATCAACCCAATTGCTACCAGAAAGCCACGTGCAGAGATATTGACCATCCATTCCTTGTGCAGTATTTTTCTGCATAAACAGTTGATCAGATGTATATGGATTATTACCGCCTAGAGATCCATCTCGCACCAGAGTAGAATCATTGATGTTGAGCTGATGATAAGGATACAAATCACTTGAGGTTTTGAATATTGTATATGCATCTGGTTTTGCTACATAATCATTAGCATATACTACATAATTGATGGCAATTGAATCATTGCCTTTTTCTTGCTCATTGCCGGTGATGATGGTTGTGTAATTACGCAATTGTGGTCCTGGCAATCCATTGAGTAGGTTTGTGTAACTGCATTCATCAACATGAGACATCAATGAATGTTGATTTTTTAATATCAGCGGTTTTGTAGGGATGTCTCTTGTTGATGCAGCATTATATTGTGATGCAAAGAGAATATTGTTGGTTAAGTCTTGTGTTGTATCTAATACATCCAAGTCATCAATGTTTTCAACATTATATGTTGCTTGTGATGTGTTGAGTTTCTTTGCAATCAAGTCAATGTTGTCTCTAATTTTAAAATTAAAAGTATTGAATGCATAATAATTGGCAGAATTTACTGCACTCAAAAGCTGTAATTTAGTTGAATCAGCAGCAGATAATCCCAAGCCATTTGTTACATTGTTCGGCAAAGGCTTGAGCAAAAACAATGTATTTGAAGGTTCATCTAGCACATAAAAGAATGTTGTTTCATCAACAAAGTTAAAATTTAAATTTGCAAAATCTTTGTACAATGCATTGCTTGCAAACAATAAATCATGATTTGTATTTGCTGCTAAATAATAATTTCTGTTATCGTATTTGTAATTGATGCGAGCAAATTGATCATTAATGAGCTCAACATTGAAAAAGCGCTGTGATTCCTCAACTATGTCTGCCAGCGGCAGCATTTGATGAGAGGTATATTCATTAAACTTGTCAGAAGTTGTTTCTCTTTCATTGTTGAAATACAAATAGCGTGTCTTTTCATTCAATTCATTGGTGATGGAAACAGCCAAATATGTTGATAAAATGCGCTTTACTGGCGTTTCAATGGATTGCAATTCAAATGAATCTGATGCAAGCACATCATTGCTTAAAACTAGAGAGCTATAATTGTTGATGCGAGCATCTCTTGCGTTTTTTAATGCGTCATGTTGAAAGATGTTGATGCCTTGCTGATTTGTATTTTTGCTGCCTTTGAGGGAAAAATTTACATCAGTTTGGTATGTGCAGCTCAAGCTGCGGGTATGTGTTGCAAAATTATAAACCTGCATGCTTATATTTAAGCACTTTTCAATACATCAGGCCAGAATTTGGCTAATTCATCAACATCATCAGGCAATTCAATGCTAGTAACATCCCGTAAATCCTGTTTTTTAGCAACAATGATTTTCTTTTTATCATCATTAGATGCTTCAACTGCGCGCATATATTCAACATCCAATTGCTCAAGCAATGGTTTGCGAGCTTGTCTAAATTGATTGCGTTTAATCTCTTTAGCTCTTTCAATGTTTAATACAGCTCCTTTATCTTGATCAAACTCATATGCATCAAAAAAATCATTGTTGATATCAATGGTTTCAACAACCTTAAATATATTAGTTGATAGCGCTGCGATTGCTAATTCCAAACTAATGCATGGAACGGTTACTGCTAATTTATTATCTTGTTGTGCGTGTAATATTACCATAATATTTAATTACCAAAAACCACTACATTAACAACCGGTGAATCATATAATGTACTAAAAGTACCTGTTGTTATTTGAACGTTGTTTACCGTTCTTGTATTTTCACCTGTACCAAATGTACCCACGAGAGGTAAAGTAGTTTTTGCTGTGCTAACTATAGAATAATTTAAATCTACCATTGGTGTTGTAAATGTAATAGTATATACCCCTGTGCTATTCTTAGTTATGGTTGATACATTATAATTTGCACCCACTACACTCGGGCTGGCAAGTGTACCATCAAAAGTAACCCATGCTTTTGCAACTGACTTTGGACTCAGGCTATTAACATAATTTAATAAAGCCTGTGCACTCAATCCAAGGTAATTTACTGCTGCATCAGTTGCATATTTTATGCAAGGCAAGAATGCAACGTTGCGTGGTCGTGTTTCAGTACCACCACCTGTTTGAGCTGATGTTGCATTTACACCAGGCCCAGGAGCAGTGTCACCTCTTTGGCACGTACCCACAAATGTACCACCATATGCAAGTGGTAGATCAACAGGGAAGGGGTGTGTATGATTTTTTATGATGTCAGTTTGCGCACTACCAAATGCACGGCCCGAATCAACACCTCTTCCATTGTCCCAGCCGCGAAGAAATTCACCACGCAAATCAGGCAATAAGAATTGGTTGCCAGAGCCACCAAAAGAATAACCAATTACATTGAACAAATCAACATAAATTGTTTTATCCAGCACCGCACCATTGCATTCAAACCAGCCTACTGGTGCTGCACTTGCAGCAAAATAAACAATGCTGCCAACTGGGGAGCCATCACCAGGACGGTTGAGAGTATCTACATAAAATTTAGTTGCAGCATGAAACGCACTAATTGGATGAGCACAAAGAGTCAAGAAACCTGTCATGCCAGTGTTTTGCTCACCAGTGCCTATGCCGCTGATGGGCAGGAAATTATTTTGTACATATGCTCTTGAAGTTGCTTGAAGAGCATTTGTTGGTGCATTTGTATTAAGAATTAAATTACCCGTCATTGTGCCACCAGCTTTTGATAGGAATGTATCAACATATGCTTTTGGAGCAGCTTGAAGTGACAAGGATGGTGTACTTGTATTTAAAATTAATGCACCAGTCATTGTATCACCAGCACGCAATACAAATGCATCAGTTGCCAAAGTATTCTTTAAAATTTGATAGGTAAGCTTTTTTGAATACCCATCGCTTCCCAACTGATCAATGACAAAAACATCTGCATTGTATACAGTTGTTGCTGGTGGGAGATCATCAATGGATAATTTAATATCAGGCATATGTGTTATTTATGTAGACAGTAAAGGAACAATAACACCACCTTGCTGTGCTTGAAGTATATAGCAGTTTTTTATGGTGCGTGGGCCCAAGAATACGCCTGTTGCAGGGGTAGTTAGAGTAACATCAGCTGATTCTAGCTGTGTTCTGCTGATGTACATGTGAAACACATTGCCAGAATCATCTGAAGCAACAGCTACCAAATCATTTGAAGAAATAGGCAGCATTTGCGTTGCATTTAAATGTATCTGCTTAACATCATCATAATATGAATTTTTTACATGAATTAGCCCAACATTGTGTATGCCGCGTCGTTGAGATGTGTATGTAAGCGCAAATGAAGCAGTCAAATATTCCACAAATGTGGTTTGATTTTTTTCATAAATGTGCTCAAAATTTTGCGCGATGCAGCGAATTTTTCCAGATTCAGCAATCTCAATGGTATCCAAAGAAGACAAATCAATGTGCAAGTTTAAAACATCTTGATATTCAGTACCATCACCAAAATAACCATGAATATTTGCAACTGGATTTGTTTCTTCATTGACGCCATACAAATTGAAGCCAACAGTTGATGTGCCCTTGATCAAAAAAGGACCATAAAAATTAACATAATCTGCAGATAATGCGTTGCCTGTTAAGTAAACTGTAGTTGTGCTCATTAGTTGAAATATAGTATGTTGTTTTGTGATGCAAAAGATGCATTGGCAGCTGAAGCTACATCAACGTTGGTAAGCTCATTTATATTGTAGTAGAAATTTAATGTATTCGCTTGTGTAGATGTTTTATAAACTGCTATTTGATCTGCGTCAAAAATAATTGCATCATCTTTGTAGTTGAACCAAGTGCTAAACAAATAGCTCAAGCCATTTAAATCAACAACAGTCCATGTTAAATTAAACTTGTCATTGAATGCAGCATATGTTAATGTTGCATCCATTGCTTTTATAATGTTGATTGATGAAAGAGCATTTGCAAACAAACCACTCAATGTTTGGTTTGTGACAAACAATCCTGGATATTTTCTTTGCAGTTTATTATCATCCACAGAGTATTTGTAAATTTGTGGATAGATGATTTTTTCATTGCCACCAGATGCAACATTCAATAATGTAGTTTTGCACACCCAAGCTTCATTTGTTTTTTCAAGATAAAATGTATTTGATAATGATGAATATTCATCCATGCCAATGGCAATGTAATTGTTTGCTGTGCCTGGTTTTTCAAAAGTACCATCATTGGCAACTTTGATTTTATCAAAAATCAAATAATTGTCTGTTCTTACTGCAATGGAATCATAATAAATGTTTATGTGCTGAACTCTGTTGTTGTACAATTCTTGTTTCACAACATCATTGTATTTTGAAAATGTCGCTGACAATGCAGATGACAATGGATACATTTGATTTGTTGCAATATTTTTTACCAACAACACACCAGCCATGCTGTTGACGTCATTGAGTGTCTCATCACCAAGCTGCTGCACTGCTTGCAACTGTGAGATGCATTCTGGATTGACATCATTCAAATAAGAAATGGTCAAGCCAGCATAATTGTAATCTGTATTTAATTCACATGCATCATTGGGGAATAATCTGCAATCAAAAGATTCATAAAGCGGGCTCAATAATGCTGGTGCTATAATGGTTGCAGTCAATGTTGCAGAAGTTAGACCCGGTGTCATTGAGTTGGTTGCACTAATGCCAGCATCACACAATGTAGAGTAGTAAACACGGGAGTTGGTGCTCCATGCAATTGAATCTGATGAAACATCTGGATACGTTTCATCATCTGATGGTGCAAAGAAGCCACCATCTCTTATTGCACAAGTGATGTTGTCTGTTGTGTTGCAATCAATGAATGGTGAAAATTCTCTGAAATATAATGTATACTTGTCACCTGACAAATAGAACATGCCTGCACTTGGCGCAGTATAGCCTGTTGAAAAGCTGCCACCTGCCGGTGGGAATCTATCAACTGTTTGTGCTGTCAACCCAGTGCGTATGGATCCATCAAAGTTTATGCCAGTGAGTGCATAATTGAAAGCATATCCCACTTCATCATCATAAAATGCATAGCCATCAATTGTTATGCATTGACCCAAAGCATTTGTTTCATTTGTCTGTTGCTCATTGTATCTGTCTACTTTCTTTATAACACCATATTCATTGCCATATACATCCTGTGCATATGAAGCAAACGAGCCTTGGTTGAAAACTCTCAACATGTTTGCATCAAATGATGAAACATTTATGTTGCTGGAATTGATGTAAACTGGTTCAGAAAAGTATGCATAAAAGTTTTGCAAGTATTCACTGCTCTTGATTTTGCCTTGAGCAGCTCCTTGATCCAAACCTTTGACATGTGTAGAATTGTCAATTACATACAGCAAAGGATAATCTAAATTGCTGTAAAGAAAATTATCCACATTGCCATACACTTGTGGGTCTGGAAAAATATAAATTTTATTTGCTTCAAGCTTGGTTGCATCTACATAGAATCGCTTGCTTGGAGCTGCAAACTGCACAACACCCATTTTGTCTGGCTTGAAGAACAAGCCCAGTTGTTGCAGTGATATTAAATCATCTTCAGCAACAGAAGCAGTGGTGGCAAAGCGCTTGTTTATTAAATTTCCACTTGCATTGGCAGCTTTGAATAGTTCACCAGAAACAAAATTTGTGAGTGAATTGGTTGACAAATAATAAAAATCTGTTCCAATGTACTTTTCTATGAGTTTGCGTTTGAGATTATATGAACTTGATAGTGCATCAACAGAAGTGTTGAGCAATTGTGCCAATGTCTGCTCACAAGCTGTCTGCTTCAATGCTTGTTGAATAAGAAGTCGCGGATTTATCAGCAACCCCTGTCCAATTTCTTTCAAATAAATGGGCGTATTGAGCACTTCATTTGCTATTGTATCCCGCAAATTCAAAAATAAATTTGCAGATATAGCATTGGTGTTGCTTGTTAGATATTTGGTGCGCAGTTCATTTGTGATTTGCAAATCACTTGCTGTTGCATCTGGATCTAAATCGAAATAAGAACTGTAAGCATCAACATATTCTGTAATGTTGATTTGCAAATCACTTGCTACAGCAGTTACTGTGGCTGCTGCAATTGCATCATCTGTTGAGAGATAATCAATGATGCTTTTGAAAATAGCTTTTTCAATGGAAAGTGTTGATCCTTTGATTTTTACTTCTTCAATTCTGAACTTGAATGACTCACGCTTGTTAGCATAAAACAAGCAAATTTCTTTGAGCTTCTGAGCGTAAAAAGGAATTGCTATGGATAAATCTGATGCATCATCATAATCCAAGTTGGCCAAGAATCGCTTTTCTTCTGATGTGGTGTAGTTGTAAGCAATGTCTTTGAGCAAATCGATGTAGCGTTGACGAATTTCATCACGCTGCACTGTTTGTTCCACATTCTTGGTTGAATACCAAACATGCAAGTAGTCATTGTATCCTTGCGTAAACAGCTCTGGTGTGTTGAGCTGTTGAGTATTTTTTAAATACTCAAAAAATGAAAATGGCTGGAAATTATCTTGTGAATCAGTCAGATCCACATTTGAATTTGTTATTGAAAAACGTACATTGGTAGTACCAACACTAAAAACATTGCTTGCCATTGTTGTTATTTAGGTGCTTCTCTTTTGTTTGTGTGCATGCTCCAATGTTACAGCATGATCAAATTGCTCAACATTTTCATCTTTCGCCTTTTTTCTTTTGCGTTTGTGCTTGCTGCTGTTCTTTTCAAGAAAGAACTCCACAATTTCATTAAATTTCATAACTGTATTTAACATCTGTACTCATGTTTCTTTACACGCAGCAAAGCTCTGTATATTTTTAAAACATGTCGGGACTGTTTTTCAAATTTTCTGCACATGAGTTCTGCTGCACATTTTTGATCCTCTTCACCTTTGACTATTTCTTCATCAGACCACTTGTAAAAAGTGTATTGTAACCAATGCATGATTTCATGCAAAAGTGTTTTAAACAATTGTATTTCAAATTGTTTTTCTGGCAAAATACTCATGTTTTGATTGCATAAAAATATGCTGCCACCAAGTTCATACAACCCAAACGCCTCTTCATCCTTGTTATCAATGCGCAATCCAATGTTGTAATGTCTAATTGATTCAACATCATCAAAAAAATGATGATTGTAAAAGCTTGTAAATGCTGTACTAAAAGCATTGCAGTCAAAATTCCATGCTGCAAATGCTTTTTTAGCCTGACCAATGGGATAAAATTTAAATATTCTCATAGCTTTTGCACAACACGCATAAATATTTAACAATGAATATCCTTACCTCAATGCCATTTGTTACATTTGAGACTTTTTTTGAAAACACTGCTGCAGATCCAAATGCAATCAAGCTTGCCAATGGACCTGGCTACAACAAGTCTTCAAATATTAGAGACAATCGCGTTGCAGGTGGTGCAAATGCAACAGGTTTGCGCACTGGAACAAAGAATAATCCAGGCGCCACCAATACTGTTGCTCAAAGCAACATCAACACCCAATCAATGACCAAGAATAAAATTGACAAGGTGACTCAAAACCCATCAATGCAAGAAGTTCTTGGTGATGCAGATTTGCAAGAGATTCAAAACACACATGGCATTGACTTGAACAACATGCAGGACAATCAGCCGCTGCAAATCAACTCAAAAATAAATGCAGCAGTAGTAAGAAACATGGATGCAACTGGCAAGCCAGTGTATAAGATCATGCATTACAAGCCAATTCAATGAATTCATATTACCAAGTCAGAACATATCCCACACCAAACACCTGTGGCAATGTTTTTTATACAGGTGCCAACAATGGCAATTTGCAATGTCAAGTAAATGTCAATGAAAGTGCTCTCAACAGTGGTGAGCAACAATTGATCTCCAGTAGCGTGCAGGAAATCATCAATAGATATGGCAGCACAGTTGCATATTATGTAAACACCTACAATGTTTCCAATGCAGACAACATTTATGGTGAAGATCCAACCAGCATATTCTTTGGTCCAACCAACATCTTGATGTACATTCAATTGACTGAGGACAATACAGTGCTCAAACGTTTTGGTTTTGATGGAGATGACAACATCACTGCATTTATACACATTAGTTCTTATTATGCAACGTTCTCACCATTGTCTGTATACCCTGCACTCAGTCAAGCTGTTGAACCCAAAGCTGGTGATGTGTTTCAACTCACTCAATATGGATCAACACGCCCTGGAGATCGCAATGGCAAGTTCTTTGAAATAACAGAGCGTTTGGATCAAAGCGTGAGTGAAGGCATCAACATGTTGGGCGGCCACTATTTGTGGAAAATTCGTGCACGTCGCCTTGATTACAGCTTTGAACCTGGTCTTTCTGGTGAAAAAGGTTCTGCTCAGGTGTTTGACAATGCATTCAATGGCATACTGTCTGGAGGAATGCAGCAACAATCTCAACCAAAATCATATCCTGGTGATGCAAGCACAGACAGCATCAACAAAGTTTATGATCAAAGAGCTGTTAATACTGGTGTTTATGGAGAATATGGTTACGATCAGTCTTGATTTTTAAAAATCATCATTTACATTTATAAATGATCAAATTTGACGAGGTCAATCACAAATACTACAATGCATTTGATGTAGAATACATCAGTGTAACTACTCTTTTAAATACTTTCAAAAAGCCATTTGATACTGATGCACATGCAGCAAGAGTTGCTGAAAAGAACGATACCACGCCAGAGGCCATCAAAAACTTGTGGAAGACCATAACAGTTGAAGCACAAGAAAAAGGTAAAAATTATCACAAAGCCATGGAAGATTACATCAAATATGGTGAAGTGGCTGAAGAATATAATGACCTCATCAAGAGTCTCAATAGAGCAAGTGAAGGTTTCAAATGCAAGCAAAAGAAAGCAGAATGTTTGCTCTGGAATGATGGTGCTCGCATTGCAGGCACAGCAGATCTAATTCTTGAAAATGATGCAGAATTTTTTGTGATGGATTTTAAAACCAACAAAAAGTTTAAGTTTAGCAATGATTTTGGTGAAAAATTACTTGAACCTCTCAACTTCCTAGATTATTGTGAATACAACATCTACACATTGCAATTGTCCACTTATGCATACATGATGCAGCAAGCAACAGGCAAGCATTGCAAGGGTATGAAGATTCTATATTTGACAACAAATACTTACAACAATACTAAATATTGGAAAGAAATTCCCATCATTTACTGCAAAGATACCATTGAAAAACTCTTTCAACTAAGAAAAACACAAATACAAAATGCAAATACATAGTAGCGCCGCAAGTCGTTTCTCCAAAGATCAGATCAACGAATTTTGGAGAGTAGTAGATAGCATCAATTGGCCAGAGCGTCAAGATGCAACAGTAGTTAAGAGTGATCTCATGATGCAAATGTCACCAAGATCTGCTGATATCAACAAGCGAATAGCAACATTTTATGCTCTTAATCTTGTAAATGAGTTTAAGAATTGGCAGCATATTCAGGATGATACCAAAACATATAATTTGTATGATGTAGAATGTGCTGCTAGCAATGTAATTGGTGGCGGCAAAATTAATTACGAAGAGCATTTTAAATCTCCTCTGTATTTGATCAGCGAAATCAACGCTGTTGATGTAGCCAATAATTTTCTGCGCAGTCTTCCATCAGAGGATGATTATTACAGCAGCTCAACATTATCAATTTAAAAAAGCACAAAAAAAAGCGGAGATAAATCTCCGCTTTTTTGTGTTTATAGTTTAATCGATCAATCAAAAAGGCTCTTGCCTTGCTGCAAATTGCCGACTTTCATTTTGCCGCCTTTGCCGTCATTGACTGTGTGCTTGAGTTCTTTAGGCTCTGACTGAAGAGTAATTTTGGCTCCAGTTGTAGCAGGCTTGCCACCAGATTTGCCAGTTACTGTGCCACCAGCCTTCATGCTGCCTTTGCTCATGAGCTTATGGCCTCTGTTGCCAAGTGGCTTTGGTTCTGGCTCAACAGTTACACTTTCAGGGAATGTATCTTCATCATCACCTTCATCGCCCATGTCTGCGCCAAGATCTTCTGCACCAAGTTCTTCATCTGACATTTCATCTTCCATGCCACTCTCAAGTTGACCCATGATGGCATCATGAAGTTGTTGAGCAAGTTCGCGTGACAATGTGATGGTAATTTCGTCTCCACCCATGTCATCATCAGGTGAGTCTGTATCAACATCAAGAGCATCAAGATCTTCATGTTCGGCGCCGAGATCAGCGGGATTGTCCATAACTTCTTCGTAAAGAGTATCAAAAGCAGATTTGTTAGTCATACTTCTATTTAGTGCTGTGATATTAGCTTTTTCAACTCCTAAAGAAAATTTTTCAGGAGAATAAAGATTTTTTTTGCTGGTTGGCTCAATTGCTTTGTTCAGGCCTTGCACATGTTCAGGACCTCCGCGCTTGTCAAATGCCATTGCTTCTGTTGAGGCAAGTGGTTTTTTTGATTTCATGAGTGGCAAATTTTGTGCACCTTTGCCGCGCTTGTTACCCATCATAGGCTTTTTAGCTTTTTTGTGTTGCATGCGATTATTTATGTGCATCATGTAAATAAACATGCATGCCATCAAAAAGTAGAGAGTTTTATCTCAACAACCCAAATCTGCCCACCAGCACAGCAGAATATGAATATACACCGCAAATGGTGCGTGATTTAAAAAAGTGCGCACAGAATTTATTGTTTTTTGCTGAAAATTATTTTTACATCATTGATCCAGACAAAGGGCGTGTCATAATTGAGTTGTACAAATACCAAAAAGATGCACTAAGAATGCTGCGAGACAATCGCTACAATATTTTGCTGACATCTAGACAGCTCGGCAAAACAACATTGTTATGCATTTATGCTTTGTGGGTAGCATGCTTCAATCAAGATCAAAACATTCTCATTGTTGCAAACAAGGAAAGCACAGCCATTGAAATATTCAGAAGAGTGCGACTTGCATATGAGCAATTGCCCAACTGGCTCAAGC